CTGATGCTTTCGTTGAAGGTATCATGGAAGGAAAAGAGTGGGTATGGGATGGCGGAATCTTAAGAGAAAAATTCGCATCACATACATATAATAGAATCAACACTTTAGTTGATCAAAAAGCACTCGAAGAGAATAAGTTAAACTTATTCCAAGAGTTCTTAGCAAATCTATAATTTATAAATAAATATAGATTAAAGTTATACAGTTAATCGGAGAGTTCAAATGTCTCGTGGAGATCTACAAGAAATGGAAGTAGGCACTAAGCAATCCAAAACCGCTGTCAATTCTGGCGCGAAAGGAGCAGACCCAATGCCTAAGATGTCTGATCCAGGCACACAACTTGGTGCTATTGAGGATCTGGGTGGTCCTACCCCTGAAAACTACAAATCAGATGATGATTCAGCAAAGCTGAAGGAACCTTCTGCTACTCTAAAGCAGGTTCGTGACGTAGTTAATAAGGGTGCTAAAGCAGCAGATGCTATGCAGAAAATGAAGGAAGATGAAGATCTCGACGAAGAGGATCTCATCGAAGAAGAAATCGATGAGGTAACCGAAGAAGAGGAAGTCTCGGATGAGGTAGTTGCTGAAGAGCAAGAAACCGAAACCGAAGATGAGATTGACATCGAAGAAGATGTTCAAGCTCTTCTGAGTGGTGAAGAACTTTCCGAAGATTTCAAAGAAAAGGCAAAGACCATCTTTGAAGCTGCACTTAGATCAAAAGTTGCTCAAATCAAAGAGTCTATTGAGGCTCACTACGAGCAACAACTTCTTGAAGAAGTAGAAGAGATTAAATCAGCACTCACTGAGCGTGTTGATTCCTACCTAGAGTACGTTGCTGATGAGTGGTTCCAAGAGAATGCTCTCGCAATCGAATATGGTCTCAAAACAGAAATGTCTGAATCCTTCATCTCTGGTATGAAGGACCTTTTTGAAGCACATTATGTATCAATCCCTGAAGATAAATATGATGTTCTTGAGAGCATGGTAGATAAACTTGATGAAATGGAGACAAAACTCAACGAGCAAATCGAAAAGAATATTTCACTCAACAAGCGTCTCGCAGAGTCGGTTGCTGATGGAATCCTTGAACAAGTTTCTGAGGGCCTAGCTGCTACTCAGAAAGAGAAGCTCGCTTCACTTGCCGAAAGTGTTGAGTTTGAAAGTGAAGAAAGATATCGTGAGAAACTGGAGATGTTAAAGGAGTCATATTTCTCCATTAAGCAAACTTCTCCTCAAGCGAAGGTTGAATCACTATCCGAGGGTACAGACACTGCTCCTGAATCTGTTTCAGGAACAATGGCAGCATACCTGAAGACTCTCTCATCCTTCAGCAAATAATTGAACTTTATATAATTAATCAAACGCAAACATTCCCAAAGGTAAACGCAAATGTTCCAATCAGAGCATCTGCAGGAAAAGTGGGCACCTCTCCTCAACTATGAGGGTCTTGATTCAATCAAAGATTCCCATCGTAGAGCGGTAACCGCCGTCCTGCTAGAGAACCAAGAAAAATTCCTCCGTGAACAGTCTGCATTTGAGCAGTCTGGTTCATTCCTTTCCGAAGCTCCTACCAACGCTGTTGGTAATGGTGGTTTCACAGGTGGATCCGCAGCTGCTGGTCCTACCGCAGGTTTTGATCCCGTTCTGATCTCACTGATCAGACGTGCAATGCCTAACCTGGTTGCATATGACCTCGCTGGCGTTCAGCCAATGTCAGGTCCTACAGGTCTTATCTTCGCAATGCGTTCACGCTACGTCAATCAGACTGGCTCTGAAGCATTCTACAACGAAGTTGACTCTGCATTCTCTGGTCAACCACAAGGTCGTGATGACACTGCTGGTTTCGCAGATGCAGGTGCAGGTCTCGGTACTACCGCTCAGAGCGGCACCAACCCTGCTGTCCTCAACCCCGTTGCAACCGCTTCTTCAACTGGTTACAACGTTGGCGAAGGTATGCGTACCGACTCCGCTGAGAACCTTGATGGTACGGGCAATGATGCCTTCAACCAGATGGCATTCAGCATCGAGAAGGTTACTGTTACTGCAAAGAGCCGTGCTCTGAAAGCAGAATACAGCCTCGAGCTTGCTCAAGACCTTAAGGCAATCCATGGTCTGAACGCTGAAGCGGAACTCGCAAACATTCTCTCAACTGAGATTCTTGCTGAGATCAACCGCGAAGTTATCAGAACCATCTACAAGGTTGCTGAGCAAGGTGCTGTTCAAAACACTTCAACTGCTGGTGTATTCGACCTCGACGTTGACTCCAACGGTCGTTGGTCTGTTGAGAAGTTCAAGGGTCTGCTGTTCCAAATCGAAAGAGATGCGAACGCAATCGCTCAGAGAACTCGTAGAGGGAAGGGCAACATCATCATGTGCTCTGCAGACGTTGCTTCTGCACTGACCATGGCTGGTGTTCTCGACTACACCCCTGCACTCAACGCTAACCTGAACGTTGATGATACTGGCAATACCTTTGCTGGTACTCTAATGGGCAAGTTCCGCGTATACATCGATCCATACGCATCCAACCTAACCAGTGCTAACGCTGCTCCTACGGGTGGCAACCAGTACTACGTTGTTGGTTATAAGGGTACTTCCCCTTATGATGCTGGTCTGTTCTATTGCCCATACGTTCCTCTCCAAATGGTTCGTGCCGTTGGTGAGAACTCCTTCCAGCCTAAGCTTGGCTTTAAGACCCGTTACGGTCTTGTTGCTAACCCATTCGCAGAAGGAACCGATGCGGGTC